GTACAAGCCTATACAAGATCAACACCAGTTACGCCGCCACGCTGATTGGCACGATTGCAGGCACCGGCCCGGTCAGCATGGCCGACAACGGCACACAGTTGTTCATTGCGGCCAACGGCCCGAGCTACATCTACAACAACACGACTAACGCTTTCTCGCAGATCACCGACCCGGACTTTCCCGGCGCGGTGTCGGTGGGCTTTCTGGACGGCTATTTCGTCTTCAACGAGCCGAACAGCCAAAAAATCTGGATCACCAGCCTGCTTGACGGTTTGTCCGTAGACCCGCTGGACTTTGCCAGCGCCGAAGGCTCGCCCGACGGCGTGGTCGGCCTGATCATCGACCACCGCGAGGTGTGGGTGTTTGGCACCAACTCGGTCGAGGTCTGGTACGACGCAGGCACCCAAGACTTCCCGCTCCAGCGCATCCAAGGCGCGTTCAACGAGATCGGCTGCGCCTCGGCCTACACCCTTGCCAAGATGGACAACGGCATCTTCTGGTTGGGCACAGACGCCCGTGGCCGAGGAATTGTCTACCGGGCCAACGGCTACACCGGCCAGCGCATCAGCACCCACGCCGTCGAGTGGCACATCCAGCAGTACGGCGACATCAGCGACGCGCTGGCGTACACCTATCAGCAAGACGGCCACAGCTTCTACGTGCTGATCTTCCCGAGCGCCAATACGACTTGGGTGTACGACGTTGCCACGCAAGCCTGGCATGAGCGCGCCGGCTGGAACAACGGCTCGTTTACCCGGCACCGCAGCAACTGCCAGATGGCGTTCAACAACAAGATCATCGTCGGCGACTACGAGAACAGCAACATTTACGCCTTCGACATGGAGGTTTACGCCGACAACGGCCAGATTCAGAAATGGCTGCGTAGTTGGCGAGCGCTGCCGCCGGGCCAAAACAACCTGCGCCGCACCGCGCACCACAGCCTTCAGATCGATCTGGAAACTGGCGTTGGCCTCAACATAGGCCAAGGCAGCGACCCGGAGGTCATGTTGCGCTGGAGCGACGATGGCGGCCACACATGGTCGAACTACCACACGTCGCCCGTAGGCAAGATCGGCGAGTACTACCGCCGCACGTTCTTCCGGCGTCTGGGTATGACGCTCAAGCTGCGTGACCGCGTGTACGAGTTGTCGATGACCGATCCGGTCAAAACCGCGATCATGGGCGCCGAACTGATCATCAGCCCGACCAATGCCTAAGCATGGCGAACGTCGATCTCACCAACATCACGCCCCCACGGGTGCCGTTGATCGATCAGCGCACCGGGTTGATCTCGCGTGAGTGGTATCGGTTCTTCCTCAACCTGTTTCAGCTAACCGGCAGCGGCCAGAACACCACGTCGCTGACAGACTTGCAGCTTGGGCCGCCGCCTACGCAGCAGGAAGACTTTACCGACATCATCATCGACATCCAAGGGCTGCTGACGCAGCCTGTGGCTGGCACCCCTGAGTTGCAGGCCGCGCTTGACGCCGTGCGGCAGGAGTTGCAGACGCTGCCGCCCAAGGCTGTCGATGAGTTGCAGCAGCAGATCAATAACCTGCGCCAAGAGGTGCAGACATCGCCTCGCCAAGAACTTGGCACGTTTGCTGCACTGCAACAAGACAACCTGCCGTGGACAATCTTTGACACCACGGCCAGCAGCGTACCTACTGCGATTGGCACTGTGGCCTGGGACGGCGGCACGACGCTGGGCATCCAGATGACAGCCAACGTGCTGCTCAAGGTGGGTGAGGCCGAGTACATCTACGCCAAGGCGTCAGCCACCATCACCAAGGGTCAGGTGTGCTACCACACTGGCGCGGTGGGGTCGTCCGGCGTCACTACGGTAGCGCCTGCGCCAATCGGCCTAGCAGACCCCAACGAGATCGTCGGCATCGCTGCCGAATCGATTGCGCTCAACGACTTTGGCTTGATTCAGATTAGCGGCGATTTGCGCGGGTTTAACACAACCGGCAGCAGCGTCGGCGAGACGTGGGCCGACGGCGACCCGCTGTACTACAACCCGGCGTATGTCGGGTCGATGACCAACGTCAAGCCGTCAGCGCCCAACCAGAAGACCTACATGGGTGAGGTCATCAACGCCGGGTCGGGCAGTTCTGGCTCCATGCACATCCGCATCACCCCAGGCTCTGTACTGGGCGGCACCGACAGCAACGTGCAGTTTGGTACGGTCAACAACGGCGACTTGATCCAGTACGACTCGGCGCTGGGGTATTGGAAAAATGTCACTGCGGCGTCTGTAATCGCTGGCTCGGGCGGCGCCCCTGTCACCAAGACCGCCAACTTTTCGGTGGCTGCCAATGAAACCTGGCTGATCAATAACAAGTCCGGGTCGTCCTGCACCGTGACGTTGCCCACCGCGTCCAGTTACACAGGTCGGGTGTTGCACTTTCAGAACTATCAAGCGCAGACTCTGGTGTCGGCGTCAAGCAACGTCGTGCCGCTGGCCGGTGGGGCGGCGACCACGGCCATTCTTGAAGCCGTGGCTGGGGCAAACGCCACCTTGGTTTCTGACGGAACAAATTGGATAATGACGCAGTACGACTCCAACAACGCACTGCAATTGGAATAAGGAGCCTCCCATGACTGTCACAGTTCGCGTACTCGTCCCGGCCAAAACCGTCGAGAACACCCAGACCACCCAGTACACGGCTACTGGCGTGACGACCATCATCGACAAGTTCACCGCGACCAACTACAACACGGCTGCGGCGACGATCAGCGTCAACCTCGTCACGGTGGCTGGCTCGGCTGGCAACGCCAACTTGATCACCAAGACCAAAACGCTCCAGCCTGCCGAGGTCTACACGTTCCCCGAACTGGTCGGCCAAGTGCTTGGCCCCGGCGACTTCATCAGTACAATCGCTGGAACTGCCAGCAGCATCAACATGCGCGTCAGCGGGCGCGAGGTGACTTAATGGACTTGGCTTGCGAAACATCGTTTGATCTTGCGGTCGTCACACCTGACAAGGTGTTGGCGCTGCAAGACGAATTGTTTAAGATGCCGCAGGCCGACATCGTGACCGAGCATGTGTTTTTGCCAGGTGTTTATGAGCGGAAGATTGTCGTTCCTCCGTGGACTGTATTGACGGGCGCAGAACACAAAGTAGCATATCGGGTAAGGTTGGAAAAAGGCACTATTGCGGTCACAACCGACGAAGGTGTGAAGACTTTGACCGGACCGTGTGAATTTGACGCGCCTGCGGGCACTCAGCGAGCGGGGCGAGTGTTTGATGAAGAAGTGATCTGGGTAGACGTTTACGACAATCCAGACAATTGCCGAGACATCCCCACAATTGAAAACAGGCTGTATGTTGTGCCCGTGTGGGGTCTTGGTGACAGCCGCACAGAAGTGCAAAAAGCGATGATCGCGTATCGGTCAATGCTTTTGGATTTTGGTGTCGAAAAGACTGTAGCTACAGATGCTGCCATAAGCGCGTTTGAGCACAAACCGCTTGTTGTTGAAGTCGGATAAGGAGAATTATTATGGCTGGATGGATGGCCGCCGCAGTAGTCGGCAGCGCGTTGATCGGATCGCAAGCGTCTAGGCGCGCGGCCAGTACGCAAGCTGAAGCCGCCCGCGAAACTGGCGATGTGCAACGCGAAATCTTTGAGCGGCAAGTTGAACTTGGCAAACCTTACCGCGAGGCTGGCGAACTTGCGCTCAACAAACTGATTCCATTGGCGACTGAATACACGCCATTTGGGGTGGAGCAGTTTCGAGCTGACCCAGGATACGCCTTTAGATTGTCCGAGGGCCAGAAAGCAATAGAGCGGTCTACCGCTGCGCGAACAGGGCTGCAATCGGGGGCCGCGCTCAAAGCGGCTGCGCGGTATGGTCAAGAGATGGGATCGCAAGAGTTTGCAAATGCCTTCAACCGCTTCCAAGCCGAGCGGCAGGCGCGGCTCAACCCGCTGCAATCGCTGGCCGGCGTAGGCCAGACCGCATCGCAACAACTTGCAGGACAGGCTGGGCAGTTTGGCTCTAACCTTGCGGAAACCATCGGCGCAGGCGCCCAGGCTAGGGCGTCTGGCTACATGGGTACGGCAAGCGCTTTGGGTGGCGGCTTGAATCAATACCTGAACTACAGCCAGAACCAAGCGCAAAACGCGCTGCTGCAACAGGCTATCAACAGCCGCCGTGGTTATGGTGGTGGTTATGGCGGCGGTTATGGTGGGGGAACCGGGTATCAAGACCCATACCAGCGGTTTGAGTATGGCTACGACACGTAAGGACTGATCATGGCACTTGTTAACCCTCAGATCGCAATGTCGTACCGGCCCACGGTCGAGTACCAGCCGCGTAACGCGCTGGCCGAGTACGCACAGATTCAAAGCATTGTTGGTGGTCAGCGTCAGGCTGAGATGGCCGACATGCAGATGGAAGCCTTGCGCCGCGAGCGAGATGCGCTGGGGCAAATTCAAGCGGCGATTGTCGCCAAAGGCGGGCCGCCCGATCTTGAGGCTGCTGCCGATGCAATGATCAAAACCGGCCGGCCCGAGTACTTGACTCAAGGCATGGCTATTCGTACAGCCCTTCGCAATCAACGCGAGGCTGAAGCATATCGCAGAGAATACGGCGGTGGCGCTACGCCTGCAAACGCATTGGTAGCCCCCGCCGCCGCCGCCGCGCCCGCGTCTCAAGGCGATACAGTTACTGCGCGCGACATCCCGCCGGTCGGGGGTGCGGGCGCGCCAGCCCCGCTTACGCAAGGCGCTGCTCCTGTTGCCAAAAAACCATTAACGCAGATGAGTCCTACTGAAAAACTGGCCCAAGATATTGCTGCCAGAAATCAATACTATGAAGGAAGAAAAAGAGAACAAGATTTGGCTCAAATTGCTAGACTCACAGAAGACCTAAATAAACTTGAACCCGGCGGTACCGGTGAACTTTCCTATGAAAATAGAAGAAAATTCCTGACAGACAGAATCAACGAACTTACCGTTCGCACTGCCCCTATCTCTGCTAACGCTCTCGCGCCTGCTGCTGCTGCGCCGGTTGCCAACGCAATGGTTGCGCCTGCTGCCGTGCCCACTGCTGTCG